TGCTCGACCTCGGGGGATGTCCCCTTGGCCGCGACCCGGGCACTGGGCAGCATGGGAAAGGTCACCAGCGACACTTCCCACAGCTCCAGTTCGGTCAAGAGCCGCTGGCCCTTGTCATTCTTGCTGGCCCGTCGGGTGCGATAGCCGATCGACAGCCCGTCGATGGCGCCCGCACGGATCAGCGCCGCCGCCTCGCGCCCCTTCTGGGTGCTTTCCAGCAGCCGGCCCTTGACCCACAGGCCCCGCCCATCCTCGCGCACCTCGTCCCAGACCCCGATCGGCTGGGCGGGATCGTGCTGCCACAGCATCTTGACCCGCTGCCCGGCGGCCTGCAGCGTCTTCAGCGAGGCCGCGTAGGCCCCCGCCTGCACATTGTCGCCGCCCTGATCGGTCTGGCCGAACAGGCTGGCATAACCCTCGATCACCGCATCCTCGCTGACGGTCAGACCATCGCCGAAGCGGGCGAATTTATGTTCAAGTCCGGTGTCCATATCCATGAAACACTCCTTGTAAACCATTGTCATCTCAGGGCGAAATCACCAGGAACGATTGAAAGACCTGGGCCAGGATCGCACCCGCGACACCGTAAACCGTCAGCCACAGCCGCCGTTCCATCCGCTCGATCGCCTCGTCCAGCTGATCCAGCCGGCGGCACAGATGCTCATGCTGCAACGCGGCCACCCGCTCATGCGCTTCCAGCCGCAGCCCCGGCGCGCAGTCAAAGGGCGCATAGCCCGGACCCTCAGCCATCGGCATCCTCCGCCAGCGCCGGCAGCCCAAGCAGCATCCGCTTTTCCGCCCCGGTCAGGAAATCGGCGCGGCTGACCCGGGCCCATTGCGCATCGCGCTCGGCGGCCAGCGCCGGCACCTGGTCCAGGTCGGGCTTCAACAGTACCTCCTCGCCTGACAGGCCCGACAGCCAGTCCGACAGGTTGGCCGCCACCCGCGTCACCAGGGGCAGAACCGTCAGGCGATAAAACGCCCGATTGGCCTCCTGATAGTTCGAATAGGTCGCGTCGCCCTGGATGCCCAGCAGCATCGGCGGCACGCCAAAGGCCAGCGCGATCTCGCGGGCGGCGGCTTCCTTGGTCTTCTGAAACTCCATGTCCGAAGGCGAAAAACCCATCGGCTTCCAGTCCAGCCCGCCTTCCAGCACCATCGGCCGGCCGGCATTGCGCGCGCCCTGGAAGTTCGCCTCAATCTCGTCCGACAGTCGCCGGAACTGATCTTCGGCCATCACGCCCTGCCCGTCGCTGCCGGTCCAGACCAGCGCGCCCGAGGGCCGCGCCGCATTGTCCAGCAGCGATTTCGACCAGCGCGAGGCCGCGTTATGCACATCCACCGCCATCGCGGCCGCCTGCATCGGCGAAAAGCCGTAGTGATCGTCCTGCGGGTGGAAAGACTTGATATGGCAGATGCTCGCGGCATCGAAACGATGCGATTTGCCACCCACCGTGTATTCATAGGCTACCGGCCAGCCATCGGCGCCGGGCACCACCCGCATCCGGTCCGAGCGTAGCACATGCAGCTCGATCGGCAGGTCATCGGCGCCACGCACCGCCTCGACATAGGCATCCCCCGACAACAGCAGTTGCCCGAACAGCGCCTCCATCAGCTCGGCCCGGCCCTGAGCGCCATTGGGACGACGGATCAGGCTCAGCATCGGGTGCGTCTCATAGCGCTGCATCCGGTCCTGCAACACCAGGGGCAGCGCCGCCGCCGCCTCGGAAATCAGCTTGACCGACCGGAACCCCACCGGATTGCCCGCAAACCCCGTCCGCGTCAGCGAGGCGGTGTCGCGCGGGCTCCAGGCGACCCGGCCCGCGTTGTGCCAGGCCACCACCGGCCCCGCCGCGCTGGCCTTGGCCTCGGGCGCTTCCGCTCCGGCTCCACGACGCAGGAAATCAAAGATCATGGCAATGCTCCTATCTTCTCGCCCGGCGCCGGATGCGCTGCGGCCTTGTTGATCAGAGTTATCGTCGAAGATTGTTCAGGACCCGGAAACAGAGCGTTCGCAGCTAGTGCAACAGCCCGCACCGCTCACAGCACCCGCACCCGCGGGCGCCTGTAGGCCGCGGCAGGTGCGATCATCAGCTCGTGCAGTGCCCAGACCAGCGCATCCACGCGGTCGGGCGATCCCTGCCCCTCATACCCGCGCGCGGTCATCTGGCCCATCTGTTCTTCCAGCGCGGTCAGGCCCGCCACATGGCGCACCCGCTCCTGTTCATAAAGCGCCGCCACCGGTTCGGCCCGTGCCACCTTGCCCCGCGCCGCATGCACCGCCTTGAAGGGCACCAGCGGGTCCACCTGGCGCAGCACCTCCTCGACCAGCTGGCCACCCTGATTGACCTCGGCCACCAGCCGCTCGGCGCCAAACGCATCCATCGCGGCAATCGCCGCCTTGGCCCAGGTGGTCGGCCCGGCGCCCTGCACCGTGCGATCCGCCAGCACCCAAGCGCGCCAGTCCTGCGGTGGCCCCTGCATCTGCGCACCCACAACCACCATGCCGCAGGCATCACCACTGGCCCCTCCGCTGACCGAGGGGTCCAGCGCCACCACCACCCGATCGAGTTCAGGCACGCTCGACGTGCGCGCACGGTCCAGCATCTCGGCGGTCCACAACGCCCCCTCGGCATCGGCCAGCAACACCCCGTCCAGCTCCTGCCGCCCCAGCCGCGTGCCCGCATAGCGCGCCCGCACCTCCTCCAGAAAACTCTCGGCCAGATTGGCCCGGTTCGCCTCGGTCGGCGCATGGGTCTGCACGGTGCTGGGAGCGGCCAGCAGGTCCTTCAGCAGCTTCACGTTGCGCGGCGTCGTGGTCACGCAGACCTGTGGCCGCTCCCCCAACCGCAGCGCAAATTGCAGCATGTCCCAGGTCTCGCCCGCCTTTTTCCACTTGGCCAGCTCATCCACCCAGGCCGCGTCGAATTGCGGCCCGCGCAGCCCCTCGGGGTCCTGCGCCGAAAAGGCCTGCGCCTCGGCCCCGTTGGGCCAGATCAGCTTGCGCTCGCTAGCCTTCCAATTGGGGCGGCGGTCGGGTGGCGAACAGGCCAGGATACCGCTTTCGCCAAACACCATCACATCGCGCACCTGATCATAGGTCTCGCCCACCAGCGCCACCCGCCGCGCGCGCCCCGCATCCAGCGGGCGCGAGCCCTCGACCCGGGCGCGCACCCATTCGGCGCCTGCGCGGGTCTTGCCCGCGCCACGCCCGCCCAGGATCACCCAGGCGCGCCAATCGCCCTCAGGCGGCAGCTGATGCGCCATCGCCCAGAACTCGAAAAGAAAAGGGAGGGCACATAACCCCCCCTCCCCGATTTCATTCAGAAACCGCTCCCTCTCGGCAACACTTGCGCAGGCGAGCAAGGCGGCACCCGATCTCAGATCGGGCGCGGTCAAGGTCCAGGGCATATCCGCCCTGGGCAATGCCTGCTTCTCGTCGGA